CTACCTTTAAGTTGTTCGAGTTCTGAAGGCATTTGAGCCTTTAAATCCTCTACCCCTTCCTCTGCTACTACTTCTTCATTTTGATTGGATTCTGCGCTGTCTACAACGTCTTCTGAACCAACAGAATTAATATCTTCGTTACTCATTGTATTTCCTTTATTTACTAGGTCATAAAAGACCTGTTTGACTACCTTTTTATGGTAGTGGTTATTAAAACAAACGCTTCTGGCTTAACGCTAAAAAATCTTTGCTTCGCAGATTTTTCTTAACGCTACCAGAAGCTATTGTCTCGAAAATTAATTTATTACCATGAAACTCTTGGTTCTTTATACGGCAATATTTTTTCTGCTTCTTTAATGTAATCTATACATACATTTAAGTAGTCTATACTAAACCATTCTAATTTATATTGTAAAGGTACGGCTGTCTGTCTTAAACCGTATAAAATTCTTTCTTCAACAAAATGTACATCTGTAAATAAGTTACTAACTAACATTATTCTAGTAGATGGTACTGGTTGATTTTCATTATAATTTTTAAATCTAGTGGGTAAATTACCAGTTCTACCTACTTTAAATATATCTGGATAAAATTTGTTTACCATAATATAAATGTAACCTCGCTTATCAACATATGTAAGCTTAGGCACAATAAAATCTTTTATTTTTACGTTATCAAAAGTATTTAATTCATCAAAATTAATCATAATATTCTCCAATCTCAGAATCAATCTAAAATAAGAATAAGGCTAAACAGGTGATTGAAGCCTGTTTTTCGGGGTATCCCCCTAGCCTTATAATACCACTTTACATCTATAGTTCAGCTACAGACAGACACAGTGCTATTCTCTCTGGGCGCAGGATTAAGAGTCCGTAGTACCATTTTATGCTCATAAAGCCAAGTTCACCGTACGGATCTGCACTAGAGTAACTGATATCACTCTCAGGTTTAACATGCTTGATTTTAAACTTAACAGTCTTACCATCAGTTTGAAAACCAATAGTAGTAAATGAAGCATCACCAACTACGAGTAGAGGATACACATCATACTTACCACCAGTAGCACGATAACCATCATTAGTACTTTCAGTAGCACCTTCACCAGCCCAACTCATCATCTCAGGAACAACGATAATACGGAACTGGTCTACAGTACCAATCTCACCAGTAGCAATAGTACCAGCAGCACCATACTGAGCTACAGGGATAAACGCCTGATTACCAAATAAATCAGTCATACGCTTAATCATTGGAATCAGTTCTGAACCAATATACATATAACGAGCAGCATCTACTACACGAGTATCAACCATTCTTGAGCCAGTAATTACTTTAGTATTCTTAGGACAACGGTTATTATCCAAATCAATACTCAGACGCATAAGGTCTTCATAAGTAATCAAAGAAGGTGTAGCACCATTCTCACCAGTAATAGTTGCTTTAGAAGTAGCATCACCACCATAACGAATTACACCAGCACCATTCAGTAAATCAATCTGAATAGCATCTTCAGTAATCTCATTGGCACCATTAAGCATTTCACGGTTAACATGCATCATTAACTCTGAATCAGAATCAAAGTCTACAGATTCTTTAGTATATTCATCAAAGAAGCCAAATTTTTCAATTGAGCCTTCAATTTCTACACGCTTGAAACCAACACGATTCTTACGTCCACCTTGCTCTGATAACAGAGGAAGTTTACCAACGATAGTAGCTACATCTTTACTTGAACCATAAAGATTACCAGTATTAGGGACAGGAGGGATAGCAGCAACATTACCGTTAGCACCAGTAACAATCCAACCAGCAGCAACAGCAGTAGCCGTATCAGTTAAACCAATAGTTGCAAAGTATGCACTAGCAGCAGCTTCAGCAGCAGTTGTAGCAGTAGCAGCAACAGCATTTTCAGCAGTAAAATAACGTGCATCTAAATGGTCAGCAGCAATATTAAATGCAGCTTGATTAGGAGCAGCTTTAACAGTAGCTGTATAAGTACCATCAGTACCATTAGCAATGTTACCAGCTGCATCAATACCCTGGTCATTAATATTGGCATCATCCAGTAAAGGAAGATAGTGATACTTCTTAATAGTTTTTCCGAAATGTTTAGGCATCGAAGTAACATCAGCCATTTGGCTAAAGTACTGCTCTTTCTTCATTTCAATAAGAGCTTTCTTCTGATAATAGAAGTCATTCATTTGAGGCCCAATATCTGAAGGTACTCCTCCAGCAGGGTCATTGTACATACGTTCGCTATTTGTATTAGCCATTGTAAATTCTCACTTTAAATAATTACATGTATTGGCTACTAGTAGCTTTCTCAAATTCTTCATCACTCATACTAAGAGGATTAAAATTAGGATCCACCTTTTTACTAGGAGCCGATTTAGTAGAGCTTGCTGCTCTCTTTCTGTCTTTAAGCTTAGGGTCATCCTGAGCCTTAGGAGTAACAGGTACTTGCCCTTCTTGCTGTATAGGTGCTTGACCAGCAAACCCCCCTACAGATTGAATAGCATCACCTACTTTCTTATAAGCCTCTAGGTCTGAAAGTCCTTGTAACCTTCCAAGCATACGCTCGTTTTCCACTACACCACTAATTTGACCATAAATGCCATTGGCAATATGGTTATTGATTACGGATATAATTTTAGGTTCCTTTAATAGAACTTTCTTACTGGATGCATCCCACTTATTGCTTATGACATCTATAGTTTCATTGAACGATTGTGTATCTCGAATCTCATCAAGAACCGCATCAAGTTCTACTTCAGTATCATCTACAGTGTAAGTACTGGGCGTGTATTCAGTTTCCTTTTCAGTATCAATATCTAAGGGGTCTATCCCACTATCTTTGATAAACTTTTGTACTGCTTCTGGATTTTTCTTATTTAAATCAATTAAAAAAGAAAGTTTATTTTCATCCAGTAACTCATTATTTTCGAGCATTTTCATAAGTTTTAGATTGGGCTTTAGCCCAGACATCTTCTTATTATAATTTGCTCCTTGTTGCATTAATGTAATAGCATCACTTACATTATGTACCTGTATGTCTTTACCATTAGCCCTAAAAGGAGCTATTAATTTTTCATACTCAGCTTTATAATCCAACTCTTTAGAAGTTTCCGTATCTTTAGTATCTGTATCTTCTTCATTAGATTTATCTGCTACTTCGCCATCATCACTTTTGGCTTCAATCTTTTCTTCTTCAGGTTCCTCAGTAATAGCAGGTTCACTACTATCTTCCTGAGTATCCTCAATTACCTCTTTTTCCTCAACCACTGCTTCAACTTCTGGGGCAGACTGTTGAGTTTCAGGAGGAGACATATTAAGTATATCTTCATCGGACATCCCTAATACATCTGAATCTTGTGAGGTTTCTTCTAGCTGTTCCTCAGTATCAGCTGCTACATCTTCAGCCATTATTCATTACCAGCTGCTAGTAACTCTTCTCTAGTAAGCTTGTCATCTTCGATAGCTTTAGTACTCATTCTACCTAATTGATTGGTAGTAATAAAGTACTGCCTTAAATAACCAATAGCTGTAATAGCATTATTGAGTTGTTGTTGTTCTGTTTCATTCTGCATTCCAGGGTCTGCTTTAGTAAGTATAACTCTACTAGCTTCTTCCTTAAAGTACCCTTCCTGTATAATAGTAATAAAATCTTTATTATCAGTTAGTCTTTGTAATGCTTTCATCTTATTAATAGACTTTTGTGCATATTCAATAGACATTTCTACTTGGTCAAGCTGCTCTTCATTACTCATAATACTTTCCTTTATCGTGTGTCCCGTTTAATCACGGATTATCCAAGGCTAATCAATATTGACTAGTTGCTTGAATTCTTACCTTTTTGCTTAATCCTTTCCTGCCTTTCTTTCATTACTCCCTCTACTACTTTCATCTTGCCTTGAGACTCAGCTTGAGAGGTGATTTTATCTACATCTCTAGCATGAGAAGTCCCAGATTCTTGTTCTACAAATCCAAGGTCAATAGCATCTTTTTCTGAATTAGTTTTCTCTGCTTTAGCCAACTCAGATTGTACCTTAGCCTGGTCAAGTCCAGCTTCTGCTTGATTTTCCATAGCTTCAGAACGTAGCTTCATTATCTCAGCTTCAATCTTAGCTATTTCTAATTCCTTCATTTTTTCTTCTAATGGGTCAGGC